TGAATTTTAGCGTGCGAAACAAAACTAACATCTTCTTCCCGATGTCCGCAGTCTTGACACTCAAAGTCGTGAAATACCATTAGTTTTGTCCCGGCGCTCGTTGTAATTGTTGTGACATTTCTTGTGCATTACCTCGCACCAAAGAAATAATATCGCCTTCTTGACCGCCGCGCTCACGCACCTCCTCTGGTGAGGTCGCACCGCCGCCACCTTGCGCCTGCCCCTGCGCCTTTTGTTGCAATATTTGCATGTGCTGCTGGACATGCTGCTGCGCTACGGCCATAACCTGCTGCTGTTGCGGCGGCAATAGCTGCTGGAACTCTGGCAGCGTTTGTATGTTCTGATGAATTTGCAGATGCACCTGATGGTCTTCTTCGGGCGTAACATTGGGGTTGCTGCCTTGCATCAGGTAAGCCACGTTCTCTATGCTGGCGAGCTTGGCGGCATCGGCCTTGTTAGCCTGCCCCAAATACTTGTCGGGGTCACTCACCTTAAAGGCTTTGAGTAGCCCCTTGATGGCCTCCATGCGGTTAATCTCAGGAAGCTGTATCGTGTAGTTGAACAGGGCCAGCGCATCTTCGCGCTCAAGCTGCTCTGTTATGGGCGAGGTGCTGCCCGCAACGACATCGACCTTAAACCGCACCCGCAGCATGTCAGCAGAAACGGCTTCGTATACAGGCTCCATCTCATTTTCTGCGACGTTGACCAAGAACTCTTCTGGCGTATATCGCTGGTCCGCCATCATCCGCAGCGTGTTATGCACGGTGGTTTTGTAACAATCTGCCACACGCAACATCATCCACTCGCGGTTAAGTTGCCCAAAGCTGGCTTCCAGCGACGCCTGCGTGGCTGTTAGCTTGCGCCCACCGCCCATGGCCATCTGGCTAACATTGAGCGCCTGCTCTTCGTAGGAGCGAGCATCCGACTCCAGACCCAACTGATCGGGTGGCGGGTTGCCGAAGTCAAGTGCCTTGAATGACGCCTGTGGATCTTCGACCCAAATGATGTCGCCATCACGCCCTTGCTCCAGCGTCTCGCCGATGTCGGCATTGGCATCGCGCTCGCGCCTTGCCCCTAAGACGGTGCGAGAGAAGCGTTTAAGGAGATCCGCCCGCCTCGACACCGACTCCACGATGAGCTTCTGCGTGTCTTCGGCATAGGCCATCGGCGGCTGTCCATAAAAGGATTCGGAGGTCTGGTCGAACTGCAAGGCGTAATAGGGGAAGCCGCCCGTTGTTAGGTATCCACCTTCAGGCTCAAACTCGCCCGTCATCAGTTCCTCGCCCGTAAATGGGTCCGGCATCGTAATGGGGCGCATGGCCAACATCGGGTGATCGATCTCTTCGATGGGTTCGCGCACCGACTCCGCGAAGGTGATGCGCTTACGGTGCATACGATCATGGATCTCGTATAGCACCGCCATCTTGCCCTGCTCTTTGGCTTCCGTTACCGCCGACGCTTCTTCGTTGTTTTCTGCGCCCTCGACATCGTAGAGGATGGTGTCGGTGTTGCTTTCGTCGTCAATGGCCTGTATCTGCCGCCGATTACTGAACCGCTCGTCGTTTTGGACGTATTCAAGCGGCACAATCATCTTCTCAATAACATAACGGGCATGGGAGAGCTTGTGCGGCGGCGTCAGGGGGTCAATGAACATGTTGAACGGATTTACCCGATGCACATAGGGGAAATCGTTGTTCATAGAGTCATTGATCGTATAGGGCGCTACGATGTCATCGTCGCCGGGTGGGTTATACCCATACTTGAGCCACCCCACATCGCAGAACAACGCATCGAAGATGACCTGCTGCACCTCCGTCTTGGTGTCCATCTGCTCCAAGGCGGCGTTAGCTACCCGCTCCAAGATGTCGGCGGCAAACTCCTTGCCCGGCTCCTCCACATGGAAAAAGACATGTGGATAATTATAGCTGATAGAGGCGATGATCTGACGCGACAGTGGGTAAAAGCGCGACACCCGCACCGTCTTGTCGGCAGGGAGGCCCTCGACATCGAAGTCAAGCTCATACGTCTTGAGGAGCCGCCGCCAAACCTTATGGCGCGCCCTCATCCATAACTTCGTGTTTTCTATGGCCTTATGCCAAAAATCAACTTCAGATTTTTTCATTGTCTATGGCGTAGTCGCATATCGCCCTAAGATCCCTTGCGTGTATCCTAACAAAGGCTCCCGGCTCGGTGTAGGTGGCCAAAGCGCGACCTGCCCTCTTTCGCATATCGCGCACCAGCTTATCGGGAGGACGGCTTCGGCGTCCCGTTGAAACCCTTGGAGCCGCCACTTTTCTTCCTCTTGTTACTAACAGACTTGCCCGTGCGAGCCGCCTCCTTCTTGGCTGCGGCCACGCCCTTCGGCGTATACGAAAAATGCTTGTCACCGACTTGGGGGGCCATTACTTGCTCTTTTTACCCTTTTTCAGCGTTTCCGCCTGTGCCGCCATCGGCTTGGCGCGCTTGGGGCCACTCGGCTTGCTGCGCGAGGGCTTGGGGGTGCCGTTAAAGCCTGCCATAGTCTTTTTCTCCCTAAGAAAGGATGGACCAACGGGAAATAGTTTCCCATAGGCCGTGTTAGTGCGCTGTGTCATAGCGGCCCTTCCTGCGTGGGCCTTTTGTTAGCGAGTCTATCGCCTGCTGTGCTGTGCCTTCATAGGGGATTTCTGGCGGAGCCTGATGCGGCTTATAGCAGTGCATCATGGCATAGCGCCATTCGTCAGCGGCATGATCCTCGGCGAAGGTGTCGAGGTCTTCGGGGTTGCGCGCAGCGCGCGGCAGCGTGGGGACGGTGCGGCAAAGCGCGTCATTCCAACCCGCAAAGCAATAAAACCGCTCGTTAATAAGGGCGTCGTTACAAACCCTCCACCCATTAATACGATCATTGTTAGCTTTTGTCAACCATAGGCCATGCTCGGCAAAAACATCGGCAGGGGATCTATTCATGGCTTCCGAGAGGCGTCGCTTAACAAAAATGCTGGGGTCGGCATAGATGGCCTGCGGATGCCTGCCCGCCGTAAAAGGACACCCTTCGATGATCTTTGTTATGCCCTCGGCATGCTGCGAAGCCGACGCATTGCCCTGATAATACTCTGTTATGCGATATACGTTATCATCATGGTCTACGGTATACAAACCAAACGAACTAGGCGACGATTCACCATAATCCATAGCGCCGAAGAGGGGCCAATGGTCGGGAATGTTAAAAGACGGCACGATGATCTTGCTGGCATGCCAATTACTGAAGAAAGCGCCGACCATGGCGTCCCAATCGCCCGCCAGCCACGCCTGCACCAGTTGCTCGTCCCCTACCGCCTTGAGTCGATGGATGTAATTGGGGTCATTTTGTAACAAGATGCGGTTATCTGTAACAAGACTGCGGATATACATCCGCGTCATCTTGTCTTCGCCCGTCGTTAGGTGCCCCTCGTCGGTAACATCGACAAAATACCGCTTCACCTCGTTATGGCCGGGGCCTCCGGGGTTGCCGGTTACGCGAATGCGCTTGACGGGGACATCATGGGCGGAGCGCAGGCAGGCTTTAAGGCGATGATAAGCCTTCAAATCGGGCCATGAACCCACTTCGTCCCACCCGATCCACGTATACTGGTGACCTTGGTAGTGATCGGCGTCCAGTTCGGTCTCTATATGGCGTAATTTGAGGGTCGCGCCACCGGGGAAGTGCCACGTATGGGAGCCGACCTTGTATTCCGCGTCGGGGAACATGTCGAAGTATATGGCGCGGCTGCGGTCTACGATCTCGTCCAGTTCGGGGTAGGTGCGGCGAAACAGCACCCCTCGCCAATGCTCCCCATATTGTTGCACATCCGCCGCAAAATCCCCTAACAAAAAATCCGTTTTTCCCCCTCCGCGAGCGCCACCGAAGAAGATTTCGTCAACGAAGGAGGCGCGGATGGCCTTTTCTTGGGGTCCGGGCTGCGGTTGCCAAGGCATTTTAGTGCCCCGTAGTCATTATTGCATACAACTTAGGATAATATGTCTGCAATTCTTCGCGGGCAGTCTCTGTCAGGTCTGCCAATCGCAATCCCTTTCGCTCTATTAGCTCTGGAAGCGATGGCAGGTCTTTAACATTAGACGCTTTACGAACCTCCGACAACTCTTCTGCGCTCAACTGCTTTCCAACCTTCATTTCGCCACCAATCAGCCACTCGCCTTCCATGTTGGGGTTTGTCTTATAGCGGTAATGGCCGCCCTTGGGCACCTGATCTGTTATGTGGGCTGTTTTGGGGATTATGTCGCCTCCCTTTGTTTTTTTTGCTCGCTTTATTGCCTCTTTTTGCCAATCTACATCATCCGACATTTCCACCTCTGCCCAAATCTGGCTTGCCGGGCGATAATCGGGCTTTTTTAGCTCTGGAGTAGATTTGCCGCCGATGTGGGTGGCAATAGGAGCATCGCCAGCATGCCAACCGGGGCGGTATGCCAAGTCTCCTATTTTCGATTTGACTTTTCCGGGGTCTTTGCCTGCCGTCCCCGCAATGGCTTCTACCCACTCTTCTCGGGCTACGGGCGTGTCCGCATCGACAAATAAGGGGAAAATCTCGCCTTCTTTGCCCTTTTCCGTCCTAAATAGCTTATATCCGCGCACTGTCTTGCTTGGCAGCGCAGCCGCCATGCCCATGGCCGCCGCTGCTTTTCCCAGCCCGCTCATGGGGGCTACGAGATCACTTATAGACAGCCCCTCCGCCACCCGCATGGGGAAGTCGGCTTCGGCCACCTTGCCTGCTACTTGCTTGCCCACGCCAATGGGATCATCGGCTACGGCTT